TGGTATGGCTTCAAGCACGGCTTGTGGCCGCAATATTTTGCGTACCCCAATGTCTGCTAACTGGTCTGATTTTTTGTCTGAGCCAGTCCAGTTTCGTTGCATCAAGTGCAACACCTCAAAGCAGTTTGAGGTCAACGCTAAATCTGACGCAAGAAAAGCTGCCCAAGCGGTTTAAACAACAGGGGCCTCGGCCCCGACAACAGGACACAAAATGACAACATACGCATACATGAGGGTGAGCACGCTGGAGCAGGTGGACGGCACCAGCTTGAGTAATCAGAAGCGCGAGTGCAAGGGGCTGGCCATGACGGGTGGGCTGTACATCGAGACGTACATAGAGGACAAAGGGGTGTCCGGCGCCACCAGCTTCTTTGACCGTATGACGGCGCACAACGTGACGCTAAAGGCTGGCGACGTGGTCATCGTGGCCAAGCTGGACCGGTTCAGCCGCGACGCAGCTGATGCGCTCAACACGATTAAGGTGTTGAAGGGGCAGGGCGTGCGGTTGATTATCAATGGCCACGGCGACGTGACCGACGACACCAACATCATGGCCAGGCTGATCTTGGAGGTGATGGCGGTGTTTGCCGGGCACGAGCGTCGTGTGATTAAGTCACGCCAGAAGGATGGCCAGGCTGCCAAAAAGGCGAGGGGTGGGCACATCGGTGGGTCGGCGCCGTTTGGGTATAGGGTGGAGGGCAAGGGCCACAAGGCAGAGCTGGTTGCGGACGAGCAGCAGCAGGCGGGATTGGTTGCGGCGCGTGATATGTTCGCTGGCGGCATGAGCTTGCGAAAGATCAGCGAGCAGTTGAAGGATGGTGGCGTGGTGGTGTCGCACGAGTCGCTGCGCAAGGCGCTACAAAAAACTGAAGGGGAGACGGTATGACTAAGAGGCAAAAGGCAACAGAGCAAACGAGCGAGGGCCTGTGTAGCGCTTTGTTTGAGGAGTTTGACATGCTCAGGAACGGGCAAAGCGACCCACACCGAGCTGCTGCGGTGGCCAAGCTGGCGGTCCAGATCATCAACACCAAGAAGCTGGAGATGGAGGCGGCCTCTTACCACAAGGCGGGATTGCGCTTTATCCCACTGGCCCTGACGGCCAAGGGCATCAAGATAGGCAGGTTGTGACATGACTAAGCAAACACCACTTAACTTTGCCATAAGGTTTGGCGGCCCATCATCCAGCGACCAGGTGAAGGCCCGTATTTTGGAGTTGGCCGCAGAGATGCACGAGATGTACAGAAGCTATATGCTACAAAGCACTGGCAAGACCTGCGACATCTGCGGGCACGGCGACCACGACGAGTACCGCAGGGTGCGGGACGTGGTGCCTGGATACGAGCACCGCGAGTCCGAATCACCGGTTCTATGCAGCAACCACTTTATTGGCTGGACGAATTCTCTGCGGATTATGGGGAGGCCTGGCGCGCCAGACGAGCTGGTGAACCTGCATTTTGCGCAGTTCGTGGCCAAGCATTTGGTTAAGGCTGCGGCGCGGAAGGTGGCGTTATGACCCTGCCATTGATTGCACGCTGGCCATTGGATGGCGTGGGGTATTTCATATGAGGAAGCGCAGCAGCTACAGGCCCAAGGGCATGGTGCACGACACCATGGGGTATGTCATTGAGAGCTTGACCCCTGTGGCGGCGCACGGGTCTGTGCTTATTGACTTGAAGCTGAAGAACCACGCAGCATTGGCCACGACGACTCAGGGAAGGGCCACCAGGCCGACCATCGACGTGCTGATCGCCGCCTTAAACATGACGGAGACGCTGTACAAGAAAGGCTTTGGTGACGTTGAGGAGCACGGCCCGCTGGTTAAGGCTGGCATGCAGGCGTTACGCTCACTTGGTTCGCGTGGCGCGGCCACTGGGAAGTTCATTATGAAGTCCGAGGAAATGGCGGCGCTGAACGAGGCGATGGAGCTGCACGACGCGCAGCTGGAGGTGATAACGGTGAAGGACATGGAGAATGCCCTGCACCATATTTACGAGACCATTAAACACAAACGTGCCACACCTATTGTGGCTAAGGAGAAGAACACATGACACAAGAAGAGATGATGGCAGACGGTACACAGTACTGCTGCTACTGCGGGGGCGAGAAGGTGCGGTTTCAATGCTGCGGCGAGAACCACTTTCAAACATTTGCTCAGATGTCTACGGATGAGCAAGATGAGTTTTTGGACAACGAGGAGAAAGAGCAACAGCCAACAGCCTGGGTCTACCCAGAAGGGCTTGAGGCTTTGCAGCAGTGGCGGCCGTGGACGGTTTACGGGGCTAACGGCGAGGGGCGCATCCCTCTTTATACAGCACCGCAACCACAGAAGCCTTGGGTTGGGCTAACACCAGAAGACTACGACTCAATGCGTCCTCGTGTGCCACACACCGTCAATGACTTTTCGTTCGCTGATGTTGCGGCAATTGTCGAAATCAAATTAAAGGAGAAGAATGGATGAACATTTTCATTGATGGAGAGTGGAACAGCTACGGTGGCGAGTTGATCTCACTGGCGCTAGTTGCTGAGAACGGGCAGTCGTTTTACCGTGTGCTTGGTTGCGCCGATCCAGACCCATGGGTGGCAGAAAACGTGATGCCAAATCTGCATGAAGACTGGGTCACGCTTGATGTGTTGCAAGGCTGGCTTGAGGTGTTTCTGAATCAGTTTGACTCTGTGCACATCATTGCCGACTGGCCAGAAGATATCATGTGGTTCTGTAAGGTCTTGGTCAACGGGCCGGGCACAAGGCTAGACACGCCACCGTTGACCATGCAGGTGCTTCGCATCGATACGGTATCCAAGAATCCGCACAACGCGTTGGCAGATGCCATAGCGCTGCGTGATTGGTACGTCCGTGTGGACATGAATTCAGTCGGGAGCGAAGCCAAACTCAAGGAGAAAAACAATGGCTAAGTTAATCGACTTCCCCATCGGCCTTAATGAAGGCGAGTCTCGCCTTGACTTTGACCCCGACGAGGCGCTCACTGGAGCAGTGGGCAAGCTAACGGAAGTGGTCATTGTTGGCTACGAGGCCGACGGCTCATTGTATTTTGCGTCTAATCGCGCCAATGCGCCGGATGTGCTTTGGCTCCTTAAACAAGCAGAGCAGATTCTGCTGGATATTGAACGGGAGATGAGGACATGAATATAGAAAAAGTTATTGAGCTGGCGCGAGAAGCTGGAATTGCGGATGCTTTTATGACAGTTCCGCATCGAGGGGTGATAACGCAGCTTGAGCGCTTTGCCAAGTTGGTTAGGGACGACTACAGCAACAAGCACTCGCAGTTGTGGCAGGTGTGTGTTGAAGATGCAGTGAAGGCAGAGCGTGAGGCATGTGCAAAGGTGTGTTATGACATGGTGTTTTACACCGGCTACGACTGCGCAGCTGCCATCCGCGCAAGAGGCAGTGCTTAAGCTACTGCTGGCCTTGCTGATGCTGCCGGCATCGGCATTGGCTGTGCCGTACTCGCCACAGGCCAAGTGTCTGGCTGATAATTTGCACCACGAGGCAAGAGGAGAGAGTTTGGCTGGCATCAGAGCAGTGGCCTCGGTGGTCTTAAACCGAGTCGCCAGCAAGCGCTGGCCAGACACCATATGCCGGGTGGTTTATCAAAGCAAACAGTTCAGTTGGGCTAACGAGTACAGAGCTAGAAATCCCAGGCTGGTGGCGTACACACAGAAAGTGCAACGAGTCGTGGCCAGGGCAATCGCAGGCAGGTTGAAGGACAACACACGAAAGTCAACGCACTACCATACCCTGGCCGTTTACCCCAAGTGGGCGGGTAGGTTGGAAATGACTGAAGTAATTGGTTTTCACGTTTTTTATAAATACCCTAGGAGAAAGACATGAGCGCAGAAAAAGAAATTAGAAGAACCAACGCATGGCTACAACGCCGAGTTAGGGCAAGTCAAATACCGGTTGACGCAGAGCCATACATCGACTATCAGTATCAAAAGCCGCAGCGCTGGCGTACTGGTTTGGTGGATTTGGCGGTTGCGGCGGCGGTTCTGTTTGCCGTTGGACTTATTACCTACGGATTAATCACCCTCAACCTATGGCTTGCAACATGAAAGAGCCAGCCCCCAACGGGTTTGTAATACCCAAAGTTTTTTTGGCCAACGACCCAGCGTTTAGGCGTTCAAATGCCAGCGCTGCTGGCGGCAGGACCAGAGCGGACAACATGGCGGACGAGCTAAAAAAATCGTTCCTGCTACACATCAAAGACAACAGCAAGGTAAAAAGAAAATGACAACACACGGCAACATCCCATCCTCACGCTACAACGGCGACTTCCACTCAACCCTGGACATGGGGCAGACCAAGACCGCCGTCAGACTCGGCGCTGAGGACGCACTACCTCTGCCATCACGCGTCGGGAACTACCTCAAGTATCCAGACGGCAGAATTGAGAAAATTGACTCCGGCGTCAAAACCGCATCAAAATTATGGGGCAACCTATGAGCCAGACCACCCAGGCGCGGGAGGTGTTCCAGCAGTGGGTTGAGCGCTACAGGGACAAGCCTGCGCTGTTTGTCCAGGAAGTGCTGGGCGTGGACCCGGACGTGTGGCAGATTGATTTTTTGAACGCCATCGCACGGGGTGACAGGCGAATATCAGTCAGGTCTGGCCACGGCGTTGGCAAGTCAACCGCGAGCAGCTGGGCGATGCTGTGGTTCTTTATGACCCGGTCGCCTGTCAAGGTGGTGGTCACGGCGCCGACGTCCGCTCAACTGTTTGACGCGTTGTTTGCCGAGCTAAAGCGCTGGGTCAATGAGCTGCCAAAGCCCTTGCAGGCGATGGTCACCGTGAAGCAGGACCGCATTGTTTTTAATTCCGCACCTGACGAGATGTTTATCTCTGCGCGTACATCAAGGGCCGAGCAGCCAGAGGCGCTGCAGGGCATCCACTCGGACCACGTTATGTTGGTGGCCGACGAGGCGTCAGGCGTGCCGGAAGCTGTGTTTGAGGCGGCCAGCGGCTCGATGTCTGGCCACGCAGCCGTGACCCTGCTACTGGGCAACCCGACACGGTCCAGCGGCTTCTTTTATGACACGCACAACCGGCTGGCCAATGAATGGACAACCTTCAAGGTTGGTTGTGAGCAGTCACCAAGGGTTAGCAAGGACTACATTGATGAGATGGCGTCCAGGTACGGCGAGGACAGCAACGCGTACAGGGTCCGCGTGCTGGGCGAGTTCCCGCGATCAGACGACGACACCATGATCCCGATGGACTTGATCGAAAGCGCTCGGCATCGTGATGTAACCGTCAACCCATACGCGCCCATGGTCTGGGGCTTGGACGTCGCGCGGTTTGGCGCTGACAGCTCGGCGTTAACCAAACGCCAGGCCAACGTAGTTACAGAATCGCCACGGGTTTGGAAGAACCTAGACCTGATGCAGCTGACTGGGGCGGTGGTGGCAGAGTACCAGGCGCTACAGCCACACGAGCAGCCGGTCGCCATACTGGTTGACAGCATCGGGCTGGGGGCTGGGGTGGTTGACCGGCTGATTGAGCTGGGGCTACCGGCTCGCGGCATCAACGTTTCAGAGTCACCCAGCTTTGGCAGCCAGTACCGCAATTTGCGGGCAGAGCTGTGGGCTAAAGCGAAAACATGGCTAGAGCGCAGGGATTGCTGCATACCAAACAGCTCTCAACTCATATCTGAGCTGGCCACAGTCAAGTACCGATTTGCAAGTAACGGGAAATTGCAGATTGAGTCAAAGGACGACATCAAGAAGCGTGGCCTCAAGTCCCCCGACTTAGCGGACTCGTTTGTGCTGACGTTTGCTGAGGACGCAGCGGTGGGCGTTCACGGGACGGCGGCTCGAAGTAAATGGGACAAACCTATCCGCCGAAGCATCCCTCGACTATGTTGATAGTGGGACAATTACACAATACCGCTAAAGGATGAAAATGCAAGCAAACTCATACGAAGACATGGACCCAATTACAGCAGCCGAAGACATGCAGCGCGAAGGCGCAGAGGATGACTACGACGACCAGCCTATGGATGAGACCGAGCTGCAGTCAATTGTCGCGTCTGAAATTGAAGACGCCATCAGCTACATCGACTCGGACCTCAGCCCGTTTCGCGCCCAAGCAACGCGCTACTACCGGGGCGACCCGTTTGGCAATGAGACCGAGGGCAGCAGCCAGGCCGTCAGCACCGAGGTGCGCGACGTTGTCAACGCGATGCTACCCAGCATCATGCGCACCATGTTCTCCAGCGAGCGCGCAGTTGAGTTTGTGCCCACAGGCCCAGAGGACGTGGCCATGGCAGAGCAGGCCACCGACTACGCAAACTATGTTTTGCAAAGTGACAACGACGGTTTTCTGGTCATGTATTCGACCTTTAAGGACGCGCTGATCCGCAAGTGCGGCGTTGTCAAGACCTGGTGGGAGGAGAAGACCACGGTCCGGATTGAGGAGTACACGGGACTGGATGAGCAGACCATCATGCTGATTGAGAACGAGCCAGACGCCACCGTGTCTGTCATCTCTCAGTACGACGACCCCAACGTTACGCCGGAGATGCTGCAGCCACAGGTCGACCCGCAGACCGGCCAGCCGGCGATGGACGAGATGGGCCAACCCATTGTTCCTGCGATGCCTCAACTGTTCGACGCGACTATCAAGCGCACCATAAAGTCTGGGCGCATAGCGATTGAAGCAGTGCCACCAGAGGAGTTTTTACTAAGCCGCAACGCCAGGTCATTAGAGGACTCAAGCGTGGTGGCGCACCGCAAGATGGCCACGGTGGCTGAGTTGATTGAGATGGGATACGACGAGGATGAGGTCATGACATACGTCACCTCAACCGACTTTGAAAACAACGACGAGTACTTGAGCAGGCGCAGCCTGAGCACCACCATCGGTGCTAACTCAGAAAGCAACAACCCGGCGATGATGCGCGTGCTGTACATCGAGGCGTGGATACGAATTGACTACGACAACGACGGCCTGCCAGAGTTGCGCAAGCTGTGCTGTTTAGGCGAGGGCTTTACTATTGTTCGCAACGTGCCGGCGGACATGATCCCATTTGCGGCCTTCCCTTGCGACCCGGAGCCACACACATCGCCTCTAGAGGCGACCAGCATCTTTGACCTGACCAAGGACCTGCAGGAAATTAAGAGCGACATACTGCGCAACACGCTGGACTCGTTGGCCCAAAGCATTCACCCACGCACGGCGGTGGTGGAGGGCCAGGTCAACATGGACGACGTGCTGAACAATGAGACCGGGGCGATTGTGCGTATGCGGGCGCCTGGCATGGTTCAGCCACTGACCACGCCGTTTGTTGGCCGCGAAGCGTTCTCTATGCTGGACTACATGGACCAGGTCAAAGAAGACCGCACCGGCATGAGCAAGGCCGCGATGGGATTAAACGCGGACGCGTTGCAAAGCTCAACCAAGGCAGCAGTGGCGGCCACCGTCAGCGCCAGCCAAATGAGGTTGGAGCTAATCACCCGTATTTTGAGCAACGGGATGAAAACCCTGTTTAAGAACCTGCTGCACCTGATCGTCACGCATCAGGACAAAGAGCGCATGGTCCGATTGCGCAATGAATGGGTGGCCATTGACCCCAGGTCATGGAATAGCAGCATGGACGTGACCACGAACGTGGCGCTTGGCAATGGCGACGTTGAGCAGAAGATGGCTATGCTCAACATGATCTCCAACATCCAAAAAGAGGCGCTAATGACTATGGGTCCACAAAACCCACTGGTGTCGCCGGCGCAGTTTAGCTACACGGTCCGCAAGATGGTGGAGCTGGCAGGATTTAAGGACTCAAGCCAATTCTTCAATGCCGTGCCTGCGGACTACGCGCCACCGCAAAAAGAAGAGAAGCCAACGCCTGAGGAGATTTTGGCCAATGTACAGGCTCAAAGCATTCAGGCTGACATACAGAAAAAGGCAGCCGAGCTAGAGCTAGAGCGTGAAAAAATGATTAGATCAGATGACTTGGACCGCGACAGATTAGAGTCCGATTTCATGCTGAAAATCCAAGAAATGCAGCTCAAGTACAGCACCCAAATTGACACAGCCAGCATTAAGGCAATGATGGAGCGTGACAGGGAGGCGCTGCGCGGCATGAACCAGATGCAGGGCCAGCAGGCACAGCAGGTGCGGCAGGGCCAGTTCTAATGGACAGCCAAGACAAATTTAATCGAGGCAAGACGGCCCAGCGCCTGATGGACGACCCAATCATCCAATCAGCGCTGGCAGACCTGGAGGGCATGTACATCAACGACTGGAAAACCAGTACAGTTGACGATGTAGTCAAGAGGGAGCGTGCTTTCGCGAGCATGAGCGTACTTCACGACTTCAGAGCGGCGCTCCAGTCATATGTCGACACCGGGAAAATTGCCGGTAAACAGATTGGACGTGATTCAAAAATGTAATGAGGGATTAAGATATGGTCAACGGCACCACGGCACCAGCCAGTGTTCATAACCCAATGACTGCAGATAGTGCAGCCAATGCCATTGAGGCAATGTTGTCCGGAGACGGAGACCAACAAGACTCAGAGGCGCAGCTGGACGAGATCAACGAGGTTGACGAGTCCGAACAGTTAGATGACGACGAATCTGCAGACGACGACGCGGCGGATGACGAGTCAGATGACGAAGAGTCAGACGAGGATGAAGACGAAGGTCAGGACCCGGTGGAGCAGAAGTTCACCGTCAAAATTGACGGCAAGGACACTGAGGTTTCACTTGAAGACTTGACCAACGGCTACAGCCGAACTGCTGACTACACGCGCAAGACGCAAGCACTTGCCCAAGAGCGTAAAGAAGCTCAGGCAGAGTTTGATATTGTGCGGCAAGAGCGGCAACAATACGCCCAACTGTTAGGCGCATTGCAGCAGCAGTTAGCCCAAGCTGACGCGTCACCCATCGATATGAATGCGCTTTATGAGAGCGACCCAATTGAGTGGGTGAGGCAAAAGGAGCTAGGTCGCGAACGACAGGAAAAGCAATACGCCATCCAGTCGGAGCAACAAAGACTAGCCCAGACACAGCAGGCGGAGCAGCAGCAGCACATGCGCGGCTATCTGGAGAACCAGAAGGCAGCCCTGATTGAAGCACTACCGACATTGCGTGACCCAGAAATGGCGTCCACGCAAAAAAAGAAGTGGGTCGATGCGGGTAAGTCAATTGGATTTTCAGACCAAGAGCTGAACGGGATCACCGATCACCGCATGCTACTTGCACTTAACACCATCGCGGAGTATCGCGGGATTGTTAGCAAGAGGCAGCAGATCAAACCGGTTCCAAGTGCAACCAAGTCAGTTAGACCTGGGACCACCAGCAACAGCCAAAAAAGGCAGTGGGGTCAAGAAGTCGCAGCAGCGTCTCAGATCGACGGGAAGCATCAAAGATGCGGCCAGCCTGATCGAAAAATTCTTGTAACTTTTTAGGACATCATCATGACAATGGCTACCAATACATTCGCAACATATGCCGCAAAGGGCATACGCGAAGACCTCTCTAATGTAATTTATTCAATCAGCCCAGAGGAAACGCCTTACGTTTCCAACATTGGCAAAGGCACAATCACCAACACCGCGTTTGACTACCAAACCGACTCGTTGGCGGCAGCTGGCGCTAACATTCAGTTGGAGGGCGACGAGACCGCATACGACGCCGTTGTGGCAACCGTGCGCTTGCAGAACTACGCACAGATCAGCCGCAAGTCGGTCGTGATCTCTGGTACGCAAGACAAGGTGAATACTGCCGGCAGACGTCAGGAGTTGTCTTACCAAATCGCAAAACGTGGTTCTGAACTTAAGCGCGATATAGAGTTCTCATGTCTAAACAACCAAGCCGCAGTGGCTGGCGACGCTACAACCGCACGTTCTACTGCGTCATTGCAAGCCTACTTGAAGACCAATAGCAACAAGGCTGGCGACGGTACAGACCCGGTTTACACCACGGTCCCAACAGACCCCCGCAATGACGGAACCCAGCGCGACTTTACTGAGGTGATTTTGAAGGACGTGATTCAGCAGGTTTGGACTGAAGGCGGCACGCCTAAGATTCTGATGGTTGGCAGCTTTAACAAGCAAGCCGCATCAGCCTTTGCGGGTATCGCTGGCCAGCGTTTCAACACTACAGGCGCCAAGCCAAGCACTATCGTGGCCGCCGCCGACATCTACGTCAGCGACTTTGGGAACGTTTCAATTGTTCCTAATCGGTTCCAATCAGCACGCAGCGCCTTTGTGATCGATCCTGAGTACGCCTCAATCGACTTTTTGCGCCCAATGCAAACGATTGAGATGGCCAAGACCGGCGACGCTGACAAGCGCTTGATGTTGTGCGAGTGGGGTCACCGCGTTAAAACTGAAAAGGCTCACGGCATCGCCGCTGACTTGACTACTTCCTAAGAGACAAAGGGCTGGTCTAATAAACCAGCCCTTTTTACATATGACAGTAATCAATAAACGCCTGGTATCTGAAAACGCTGCCATTGGCCAGAAGCAGTACTGGCATGACCACGACGACGGCTCTGTGACAATCCAGACGGTGCAAGATGTTGAGGACGTTGCCGAGTCCAACAAGCAAAGTTTTAATCAAGTGGATGCGCGGGCTAACTGGAATGGTGACATGCACAAAGTTGCATCCATACCGATGGCCATATTTTATGACTTGAAGCGCAAAGGCATCTTAGATGATCCTGCGGCCATGAAGAAATGGCTCAATGATTCGGACAACCGCGTGTTCCGTACGCGGCCAGGAACTGTTTAGTCATGGCTTACGAACCAAAGCACATCCACGAGGGTATGATCTAGACCATGGCCATTGACACCTACACCAACCTTCAGACGACCATCGGCGACTGGTTAAACCGCGACGACTTGTCGGCGGTTATACCCACGTTTATTACCTTGGCCGAGGCTGGCATGGAGCGTGTTTTGCGCACGCGTCAGATGATGACCAGGTCAACAGCGACCATTGATACGCAGTACAGCGCGGTGCCGGCTGATTTCCTGGAGATCAGCACAATCAAGATCACCAGCACAACGCCCATCCAGCCTTTGACTTTTTACCGTCGCGAGGACATGGACGCAAACGATGCGCAGACATCTAGCGCGTCGGGCAAGCCTATATTTTTCACGGTGTCTGGTAACCAAATACGAGTCAGCCCCAAGCCAGACGGTTCATACACAGCAGAGCTTGACTACTACGCCAAGATCGCCAAACTGTCCGGGGCGGTGGCTACCAACTGGATTCTGACGTCGCACCCAGACGCCTACCTGTATGGCGCACTGCTACAAGCCGCGCCCTATCTGAAGGACGACGAGAGGGTCGGTATCTGGACCACCCTGTACGCGGCTGCGGTTGAGGCCATGAAGCAGGCGGACGAGCGATCAGCAACATCAGGCGGGGCACTGAACGTGCGCACAGCATCATTCGGAGTGAGATAAATGTCATCATTTAACGACTACACGGAGAGCCTTGTACTTAACTGGCTTTTCACAACCAACAGCGCGACGCGGCCAACAGCCTGGTACGTTGGCCTGTTTACCTCAGCACCCAGCGACACAGGCGGCGGCACCGAGGTGTCAGGCAGCGCATACGCACGCAAGGCTACTGGCACCATAACCGTGTCCGGTACGGCTACCACAGCCACCAACAGTGCGGCCATTGAATTTGATGCGGCGTCTGGTGGCAACTGGGGAGACATTGGTTGGGCTGCTATCTTTGACGCGTCCAGCAGCGGCAATATGCTGGCTTGGGCACCGCTCACCACATCACGCACCATTAACGACGGTGACGTTTTCCGCATCCCAGCTGGCAGCTTAACTATCACACTAACCTAAGATGGCGGCGTATGGCTCCGGCCCTTACGGCGGGGGCAATTATTCGTTTGGCATTAGCCTCGGTGAGGCGTCGATTGAAGGTGTTAGCAATGTAGGCGCGGATGGATTGCGTATAGCAATTGGCGATGTTGCGGTTAACAGCGAATCGTCGGTTGTTGTTGATGGAGTTCGGGTCGCGTTTATGAGCGCAACGGTGGCCATCAACGCGGAGATGGTTGTCGGGGCCAACGTTATTGTTGACCAGGCACTCTCCATAGTCGCGGGTTCAGAGATAAATATACAGAGCAACAGGGTGATGCCCTTTGCCTTTGATGTCGTTGACGCATCTACCATGACGTGCTTTGCTCGCCTAAAATGGGAGGTGGAGTCGGACACATCAGAGGATTGGTCCGAGGTCGCGGACAGCGACACGACATGGACACCAATTGCCGACACAACCGAAAACTGGCAGATTGCCGCATAGGAATTAAATATGGCTGATACCACAACTACGAACTTAAGTCTTACAAAGCCAGAGGTCGGTGCGTCCACTGACACCTGGGGCACAAAGGTCAATACGGACCTAGACACCATTGACGCATTATTTTCGGCGACCGGCACGTCGGTGGCCATGAACCTCGATGGGGCTGTGATTGACGGCTCAACCATAGGCGCCTCTACGCCATCCACAGGTGCATTTACCACGCTGTCGGCATCAGGTATTGTCACCATCCCTGACAACGCTATCAGTGGCGACAAGGTTGAGGGTGGAACTATCAATGCTGTTACCATTAACACATTGACTAGCGGAACTGTTGATATTAACGGCGGTGCTGTAGACGGAACAACCGTAGGCGCTACAACACCATCTACAGGTGCATTTACTACGCTGTCGGCATCAGGAACCTCTACGCTGGCTGCTGTGGCGGCTACTACGGGGACGTTTAGTGGGGCAACCTATTCAACAAATATGTCTGTAAATAGGGGAGGAGGTCAGTGGACTGTAATACCATCGTCTGGAGCTAATGAATTATATTTCCGTGAAGAAACAGGCGGAACTATAAAGATGACGATAAAGGAGACCGGAGCAGTAACAATAGCTAACGGCCTAGCAGTAACCGGAGCTATCTCCTCCACAACCGACGCAACCCTGTCAGGCTTAACAGTAGGCAAAGGTGCAGGTGCCGTAGGGTCGAATACCGCAGTGGGTTCGGGTGCTTTGAATGCCAATACCACTGGCATCAACAACACAGCCAACGGGTTGAACGCACTCCTCAGCAACACCACTGGCACTCAAAATACAGCCCACGGGGTGAGCGCACTCCGCCTCAACACCACGGGCAACTACAACACGGCTAGCGGGGTGAACGCACTCTACAACAACACCACAGGCACCAACAACACAGCTAGCGGGCGCGAAGCACTCGTCAGCAACACCACGGGCAGCAGCAACACAGCCAGTGGATTTGAGGCACTCCTCAGCAACACCACCGCCAGCAACAACACAGCAGTGGGGTATCGAGCACTCCAGAACAACACCACTGGCGTCAACAACACAGCCAGCGGGGCAAGCGCACTTCAGGGCAACACCACAGGCGGCGACAACACAGCCAGCGGCGTAAGCGCACTCCTCAACAACACCACAGGCGACTACAACACAGCTAGCGGACGTGAGGCACTCACTTTCAACACCACTGGCACCAACAACACAGCTAGCGGGTATCGAGCACTCCGCCTCAACACCACAGGCAACTACAACACAGCTAGCGGTGTGAGCGCACTCCTCAGCAACACCACAGGCACTAACAACACAGCTATCGGGGTAGCCGCACTCCTCGGCAACACCACAGGCACTCAAAACACGGCTAGCGGTGTGAACGCACTCCGCCTCAACACCACAGGCAACTACAACACAGCCAGCGGCTCTACCGCACTCTACTCCAACACCACGGGCTCCAACAACACCGCTCGTGGTTATGAGGCTTTGAAAGCTAACACCACAGGCGGTCAAAACACAGCCAGTGGAGCATACGCACTCCGCAGCAACACCACGGGCTCCGACAACACAGCCAGCGGGGTGGACGCACTCGTCTACAACACCACAGGCGTCAACAACACAGCCAACGGGCGGAGTGCGCTCCTGAACAACACCACGGGCAACTACAACACGGCCAGTGGGCAGGCCGCACTCTACAGCAACACCACAGGCGACAACAACACAGCTAACGGGCGGAGCGCACTCAACAACAACACCACAGGCAGCAGCAACACAGCCAGCGGGTATCAAGCGCTCCTCAGCAACACCACAGGCGGCAGCAACACAGCCAGCGGGCTGAACGCACTCTACTACAACACCACAGGAGCTAACAACACAGCCAGCGGGCAGAGCGCACTTAACGACAACACCACAGGCAGCGGAAACACGGCAATCAATCCGCTTAGTTCAGTAGGCTCCTACGTCCCAGTTTTTAACCCAACAACCGAAAACAACAGGTTTTGCATGGGCTCTACCTCTGTCACCAATGCCTACATTCAAGTGGCATGGACAGTGGTTTCAGATGCGCGGGACAAGATTAACTTCGCGCCTGTTCCCCACGGCCTTGAGTTTGTCAAAGCGTTGCAGCCCACGGCGTATCAGTTCCGCACTGCACGGGACTCTGAAGAAACCAGTGGCGGGGTGCGTTACGGCTTTAAAGCCCAAGACGTGCTAGAGCTAGAAGGTGCTAACCCTGTCATCGTGGATAACGAAGATGAAGACAAACTGCGAATGGTTGATACCGCTTTGATTCCTGTTTTGGTAAAGGCCATTCAAGAACAACAAGCCCTGATCGAATCACTCACAACCCGCCTAACGGCATTAGAAAGCAACTCATGATTATCGAAACTACACCTGAGCAAATCGACGAGAACTACGTTATTGAAACCACACCTGAGCAAATCGCCAAGCACTACTCCGCAGCTATGGACAGTGTGAACCTGATTAACGCTGGTCAGCCTGAAGGCACAACTGACGAAGACTGGGCTGACACAGTATCACGCAACGTAGAGCATTTGCAGATTATGCTGGACAAGACGTATTGGACGACAGAGGATTTAACTCCGATACAAGCCTTGGTCAATTAACATAGAAATAAGATGAACTATCTAGCACTGGCTGGCGCAAAGCTGTAGCAGTGTGGTTTGAACCTTTATTAGACCCTTACGACCCCAGCGGAGACCATATTTAAATGGAAAACATAGACCCGATTCAATACGGCCGTTTGATTGCTCAAGTTGAGAACTTGACAGCTAAAGTCGAGTCGATGGACACAGACATTAAAGAGCTGCTTGCCCTGGCGAACAAAGGGCGTGGTGGTTTTTGGATGGGCATGACAATCGCAAGCATGTTGGGTGGCGCTCTTGCCTGGGCTTTAGGTCACTTTAGGTAATGCTGCTAGAGCTTGCTGCTGCCAACGCAGCCTTTGCTGTCATAAAAGAAACCATTGCCAACGGTGGTGACATCATGTCGGCAGGTCAGCACATCTTTAAGTTCTTTGACTCCAAGTCAGAGATTTCCAAGAAGGCAAGCGGATCAGGCTCAGACTCAGAAGCATTCTTTGCGCTTGAACAAATCAAGCAGCACGAGATACAGATCAAAGAAATGTTCATCTACCAAGGCCGGCCAGGTCTGTGGGATGAGTGGCTTGCATTTCAGGTGGAAGCCCGGAAAACCCGCGAGGCGGTGGCTCGCGCAATAGTTTTAAAGAAGCGCAAGCGCATACGGGCAATTAAAGACGTGCTGACTGGCATTACAGTGTTCTTGTTGGGTGTAACAGGCATTGGGGTGGCGCTGCTAATCGCGTGGGTTGTTGTAACAAAGGTGATTAAATGATTCCAATACTGACTTCGCTTATATCACTGGGCAGCACGTGGATGGAGGGCAAGCAAAAGCAAGCCGAAGCCCAGTCTGCCGCTGCCATCGTTGGCATCCAAGCCCAGGCCGACATACAGAAGGCCAAGGCAATTTCAGCGACTCGAATGGCGGAGTCTGGCCAGGCGCAAGACTTTGACTTAGACAAGATTGCTATGGAGCAAATGGCTAAGTCTTGGAAGGACGAATTCTTGTTGATTGTGTTCCTGACGCCAATGATTATGGCGTTCATCCCATCGCTGGCGCCTTACTCGTTAAACGGCTTTGAGATTATTGACAAGATGCCGGAATGGTACAGGTACATCATTATCGGAATGGTTATCGTCATCTACGGCCTGCGGGGCATGGTTAAGCAGCTGGCGGCCAGCAAACTGAGTCTGCCCAAATAAAAGGAGTACGTTATGTCGTTCTGGCTACCTGTTGTTTTTATTTGCCTCAGTGGCGGTAATTGCGGGTTTGCCACGGCAGCTTAACGCGACAGCTAGTCAGTGCG